AGGCCAAAGCAAAAGCCTAACGATAAAGTGAGGGTGTGCCGTGTCATTCTATAACGCCAGTGATTTTGATACTATGTTTGACGATCAAACTGGATTTGGAGATACAGGCACCCTAAACCCCTCAGTAGGCTCGTCATACGAACTAGATGCGGTTATTGATGAAAGTGTCAATGTGCTAGACGATGACGGCAACGTTGTACAGAGGGTAAAAGTATTAATTGCGCAGCGTAGTAAAACTAACGACTCTCTATTGGTGCGAGGGACTACATGGACAAGAATATCTGACGGTAAGATATACACCATCCAAACATTAGAAGAGTCTGACGAACATATAGACTTGTATATAGTAACAAGATGATAAAATTCGCACTGAATGATTTGGAAGATGCCAAGAGGGGACTGTCGGCTAAGGTATATCGTCAGGCACTAACGAGAGCAGCGAGGCGCACACTACCACTAGTTAGGAAAATCGTTAGAGTGGAAACGATGAAGGAATTTAATATAAAGCCTTCAAAGATAAACAAGATTAGTAAGGCGACAATTCAACCTAAATTAGATTCAACAGTACTCACCGTCGCATGGGTAGGAAGAAGAATAAATCTGTCAGCATTTAGTGCCGGTAGTAAATTAGTCAGCCTAGGTAAGCCTACAAAGTTTGGTAAGAAGCGACGGATGCAATTCGTTAGAATAAAAACAAAGGGCGCAAGGAAATTGATTAAGGGAGGATTCTCCCAACGAGTTAACATAGGCAGCGTAGCATCACCAAAAGGCAACGCGCTAATATTTAAACGAAGGGGCGAGGATAGATACCCCATCGACGGAGTCAAGACAATATCAATAGCTGAAATGATTGGTACCCGAAAAATTCTCGGAAGAATTAGATCACAGGTACCTGCAAAATACAGAAGCGAATTATATAAGGCGCTCAATTTTCAGCTTAATAGGGAATTAGGTAAGGTGTTTGGAAAATGACTAGTGTAGCTGACAGAATGGTTGAGGCGCTAATTGCAGACGTACCTACATCGTCAGCGTTTACCACTATCGAACACTCATGGTCATCGGAGCCTACAGAGATAGAGTCAGACACATATCCCGCATTGTTAGTATGGCCTAGCAATCACATCATGGCAGACAATGAACATGATCTAATCGTTAGTAATATGGTAGCTGAAAGGTATAATGTATTAATCATATGCGACCACGTAGATTTGACTGACAGGTTAGCTGAGGTGCGCAACGTTTTGCAAGGGTGGCAGTATCCCGATAATGATGAGTACGACTTAATGGAATTGTTAGGTGGAGAGGTGATTCAACTTAACGGTAATTTAATTTGGTGGATGGAAACATGGTTCTGTCGTGTTGAGTTAAGACAGACACTATAGCTAGGAGGTTAGCTAATGAGTAGAAAAGGCGGTAGTTATATTGTGAGCGAATCTGGCGAGACTGTAATGGTGCGCGAGGGAGGTAAGGGGCCAATTGTAAAAGTGATTGCAGAGCCTATGCCAAAAGCAGGTAAACCTAGTTCTAACAAATCCACTAAGGAGGATTAAATCATGTCATTTCGATTTCGTAAAAAAATGATATTGGCGAAAACAGAAGTCACATATGGCACTGACCCTACCCCTGTGGAAGGTGATGACGCCATACTAACGAGTAACCTAAGTATTACCCCTTATGGCGGTAACACGGTCCAGAGGAACTTAGACAACGCAAATCTAGGTAACGATGAGTCGTACAACGTGGGCGCTATGGTGCAAGTCGAATTTGACATCGAGATTAGTGGCTCGTCTGCAATAGGTGTAGCACCTAACTATGATGCTCTGTTGCAGGCATGCGGACTCGCTGACACTGTTGTTGCGTTAACAAGCACGCAATATGACCCTGTATCAGAATCGTTCGACTCGGCAACTATATATTTTAATATAGATGGTCAGGAACAACGCATCAAAGGGGCGCGAGGCACCTGCTCAATCAAACTGACGAGAGGACAACTGCCTTACCTGCACTTTGTTATGACAGGGCTTTACACTAGACCTACAGCGGTTTCTATGTATGCGCCTGACTTTAGTGGATTTAAAAAGCCTGTACCTGTTAACAATACCAATACAGGCACAGTATTAATTCACGGCTTTGCTGCGACGTTAGAAGACTTCTCTTTTGACCTGAATGCAGAAATAGTGCATCGTAATTTGCCGGGCAATGACTCAGTAGAATATATTGATCGCGCCCCTTCGGGAACGTTAGTGATCGAGTCTCCTGCAATTGCCACTAAGGATTATTTTACCGCTATGGAATCCCATGCAGGGGTTACGTTAGGTGTAATAGATATTATTCATGGACCGGCAGCAAATCGGTTTAAGTTCTATAGCGCCTTAACACAATTGTCTAACTTGAAAATGGGTGAGTCTGATGGACTGATGACCTACACCTTTGATGTATCGTTCCTACCCTCTGATGCAGGGGATGACGACTTCTTTTTCTTTTACGACTAACAGTTTGCCTCTCTCTCCATCAAGCCCACCCGTTTCCTAACGGGAATACGAAGGGGATAGAGGTGATTAGTTAGGGTGGGCATAATTTTAAACGGCTTGTAAATGGAGAATATAAAATGGCTAAATTAGGCTTTGTACTTGCACCCCTCGATAGTATCGTTGTAAATGTTAAATTCAAGATTCCTGTTGACTCAGGTGCGAAATCAGCAAAGGGGGATCTTGACGTAAGATTTAAACGTAGATCTGTAACGGATCAAAAGGAATTCATCCGAGATACTCGCAGAAGAACTAACGAAGCGTTAGCAGAGGCGGGAGGAAATGTTTTTGAGGTTGAAAGTAATATCGACACTGAAACATTGTTAGATGATATCGTATCTATTGATGGCATGATGGATACGAAGGGGGTGGCTATTGAATCTACGCCTACCCTCGTAGCAGACTTGTTAGAAATTGATTTTGTTAGAACTGCCGTTATGGAATCTTGGCAAGAATTAAATTTCGGCAAACAACTCGTTAAGGAGTTGAAAGCAAAAAACTTGTAGATGCAGGCAGATATTGGGTAAATCTCACCCCGCTTGTATCGAATGAAGAAAGAGATATGTTAGAAGATGATTTAGATATGATGGGCGCTGACGATGAAGATAAGGCGCTCATCCTAGATTATATATCAGGTGTAACGGAGGAAGATTTTTTTCCGTTACTACCTGAAAATGTAGATGCCTTTGCTATCTTTGCTAGATGCAGTACGCAGTGGCGACTATCCCCCAACGGATTTGCGATGGGGATAGACTATACATCCCTCCAATCTGTTATATCAATGACAGTTAAAGACCCCTCCTCAGAATTGTTTGAAGAAATCCAACTAATAGAAAAAGGCGCGTTATCTCAGATGAGTGATAACAGAGCAAAGCAGGGGGATTAAATGGCTACAGGTAAGGACTATAGAATAGGACTTGTAATCGTGGGCGATGCCAAGGGAGGTATCCAAGCTGTCCACGCCACTAGTCAAGCGTTAGATCAATTAGAGAAAAAACAGACACGAGCTAACGTAGCCACTAAGGCGCATACTAATTCATTTACTAAATTAAACAATACCCTCAACTCTACCCGAACCCTTATGGGAGGCGTAGCACTTGCCGCTGCGGGAATGATAACAGGTAAACTCATTGGCAGTGCCGCCATATTTGAGAAGGGGCTTGTTGGTATCGGAAAGACTACTGACCTTGTCGGGTCAGACCTTGAAGGACTAGGGGAAGAAATAGAAAAACTGTCAGTCAAGACAGGCATATCAACAGCAGAACTTTTAAAGATCGGAACAGTTGCAGGCCAACTAGGTGTTAGAGGGGTGAGTAACCTTGCCCTATTTACAGAGGCAGTTGGTAAGATGACACGCACCACTGACCTTGGCGCTGAAGCTGCGGCAGGATCGTTAGCAGTACTGTTAAACCTGACAGGGGAATCAGCAGATAACGTCCTTGGATTAGCAAGCGTGATACCGCACTTGGTAACTCGTCAGCAGCTAACGAGGCAAAAATTCTGCACATGACAGAAAAGTTAGCTCAGATGACTGCTCAATTCAAATTATCATCTACCGACCTCGTCGCATTTGGTGCCACTCTAGCAGGCTTAGGACAACGCGCAGAGGGTGCGAGTTCAGCGATGGGTATAGCCTTAAGAACTATGATATCCGCTACAGGGGATGAATTAGACGCCCTTAATAAACTTGTTGGCGCGACAGGTGACCAATTCACTAAGGCGCTAGGGGAAGATGCAGCAACAGCATTTTCTTTATTCTTGCGCGAGTTGGGAAAAGTTGAAGGCGCTAAAGAACAAATAAAACTGTTAGCATCATTAGGTTTAAAATCTGCCGAGATATCAAGGGTGATTCCTGTACTGGCACAATCGTTTGATAAATTAGAGTCTAATATTAAAAAGGCTAACAAGGAGTCAAAGGAGCGAGAGGCATTAGATAAAGAATTTATACGCACCTTAGATACATTCTTAGGCCAATGGGGAAGATTCAAGGCAGTACTTGATGAAGTTGCTAAGTCGTTAGGTGGTCCGGTAATTACTCAGCTAACGAGATTCTTTAAGGTACTAGCTGATGAACATGAAAATGGAATGATACTTGAGTTCAATCGTCAGTATTTTGACCAGTCAGTGATCTTAGGTGTATTAAGTGGGGCATACGGAGGCTTAAGGTCTGCCGTAGTCGCTACAATGAAAGCAATAGACGACTTGTCAGAGGCGGAGAAGCGAGCCGCTAACGGTAAATCTAAGGGGGATAAAAGAACACGCTTGGGCGACCCTCGTAATAGCACCATAGTCATAGACTATACTAAACTGTTAGGTAAGCTAGATAAGGCTACCACTAAATCAGAGACTAAAGTCGATAAGTTAGCGGCAGCATTTAAAGCGCAAGCTAACGAGACAGGTATATTAGGTACTGAATTAAACACCTTTATCAATTCGTTAGATTCATCCAGTGAAGATATAGACATTTGGTTGAAAGGTTTAGATGACTGGATAGATAAGACAATAGATCTAGGTGAAGAAACTTTCACATTGCTTGACGTATTAGATCCGTTAGCGGCATTGACCAGAAAACTAGCGAAGGATGAAGAGACATTAAATAAAGCACTTGAAGCAGGAATTATTGATAGCAAAGAATATGCATTAGCATTGGTACAATTAGCTGACGGATTTGATAAGGCGCAAAAAGATGCGATTAAGTTAGCTAACAAAGCCGACCCGTTAGCAAAAGAATTTGAATTAGCCATAGAAAGAATTGATGATGCTTTGTTCAATGTCTTTCGCCACGGATTAGATTCGTTTGGAGATTTTAAAGATGTAGTATTAGACGGACTTCGCGACATTGCAGCACAGGCAGCGTTAACATTTACCAAGAACCTATTTGGATTTAGCGCCTCAGGCATTGCGTCAGGCGCGGTAGGGTCCGGCATTGGTGGCAGCATTGCAGGCGCAATAGGCGGGTCTGCAATAGGTCAAAGCATCAGTGCATTCGTTAGTGCAGGAGGGTCAGCACTGCTTAACAATTTCGGTATTAGTCAGGCATCAGGCGCGGCCTTTGCCGGTCCAGCAGGGTCGTCAGGCGTACCCACTGCACAGATCGCCATTGGAGGAGCAGACGGAGGGTTTAATGTTGGCGGATATAACATCAACCCCGTAGAGTTTTTAAAGTCAGCCGGTTTAGCATCGGCAGGAGGCTTTATTGGTACGTCAGTGGGTGGCGCACTATTCGACAAAGATGCTAACAGTTCAATAGGGGCAACTACAGGCGCAATCATCGGGTCTGTAATACCTGGTATTGGTACTTTTTTAGGTGCGGCTATAGGAGGCTTATTTGACTCGTTATTTGGAGGCGGTAGGCATGACCCTAAAGTAACTGTTAGAACAACTAACGACGCAGCTCAGGAATTGAACAGGCCATCACATAGAGACTTTGGAATTAAAACGGCTAGTCCATTTGGCAATGTCGAATCATTTACCCAACATGACTTTTTTGGTGAGACAACTTTTGCAGATGCGCAAGCTACATATGGCGATTTCTTCCAGAACATTGCCGCTATTGAAACCTTCCTTGCAGGTACGTTAGATGAAACTGTTAACCAAGCCATCAAAGGGGCGATAGCAAGCCAACCTAGAACTGTTAGCGAAGGCGGAAACATAACAGAATTCTTCCAAGTAAGATTTAACACTATATTCGATACGATTGGTGGAGATATGAACGATATCTTTGACAGTCTAACAGAGGGACTAAGTGAGACAGAATTTGTAGGCGCACTGGATAATATTGTTCAGACTACTTTACTAATAGCTAACGGTAAGGATGAGATGCGCACCTTCTTAAAACAGTTTGAGTCGTTCGCAGATCTTACAGACATTGCAGCCGAGCATACTAAGGCACTCAATGAAGTATTCGATGGGTTAGGTAGAGAACTACCCAATACCGCAGAGGGATTTAAAGACTTATTAGAGTCGTTAGATCTTATGGATGAGCAACAGCGTAACACCTTTGGAATATTGTTGGCATTGGTCCCTGACTTGGATGCCCATTATCAGAACCTTAATAGAGTTGTTATCGAACTGTCATCTAACGTAGAGGGATTAATAGAAAATATATTTGGCAGTACGTCATTAGATTCACTGATAGCTATCGAAAGAAATAGACTAGAAGAATCTAACGTATTAGCTGAGGAATTATTCGCGACAGAGCAACGTCGTTTCTTAGAGTCAATAGCAGCATCGGAATCATTAGCTAAGACCGCTGACGGATTGTTACTAGGTGCTGACTCACCCCTCAATGCATCAGAGAGATATGCCGAGGCATTGCGCCAGTATAACGAACTGTTAGCCGCAGCCACTACAGGAAACGCTCAGTCTGCTAACGAGTTGGCACAGTTTGCACCACGATTTATAGAAGAGGCTAGATCCTTCTATGCAAGTGGCGATAATTTTGATACTCAGTTTGATGTAGTGCAAGCGGACCTAGCTAGACTATCCCAACAGTTCGACATAGCCGCACCACTAACACCCGATGATGGATCTACAAGTATAATCTTAGAAGATCTGTTAGCGAGACAGGCCGCAGAGATAGCCGCAGCAATTAGCTCAGACAGTGCAGAACTGTTAGAGGCATTGATAGGACTACCTCAGGCATCAGACCTAACAGTTAATGAAGTGCTAGGCGATGTAGGTCTGACATTGGCTAACTTATTGGAACTGTTAGATACAGACAGAAGCGGTGACACATCAATAGAAGAATTGATGGCAAGCATTATAGATGACGAAACTAAGGCCATACTC